ATGTAAACCGGGTCTGCCTAGATATATCATCATTTGTTTTAGTTCATTTTCTTTTTGTTTTATTTCCTCAAGAGCCATAAACTCTTCTAAATCGCTCTCGTCCTTTCCAGTAAAGTTTGACCATATACTGTTCTTTTTCTTATGTGCATGTTTGGCTAGATCATCTGTAGCATGTGTAAAAGCCGCAATCTGTTTACCAACAGAAGTTAGCTCACGGCCATTTTCAACCGCTTTGCGGATTACGGCATAGGCCGCATTTGCTGCTGCTACATACTCTAACACAGGACATACCTAACCTTTCTTACTATCCATCTTCTTTTTCTTTGATCGAATAATCTGATCCTTTAGTGCATCTGGCAATGTCTTTTGGGCTGCAGTAAGTTCTGGTACTTGTTTACCATCTTTGTACATAACTTTATTTTTCTTCTTTTTTACTTCACCACCATAGCCATACATCTGTGTGCCCATTTTCATCTTCTTTTTATCTTTCATTTTGAAACCCGGCATTTGACCCCCCTATTTAATTTTTTTGTTTTTGTAATGCTTCATTTTTAGATGGGTTAGCTTAGACATTGCATTTATTGCTGCAGTTGATAATCCCCCACCAAGTTGCATTAGGACACTATCTCTAGTTACTTTTCCACCGCCGCCATACATCTGTGTACCCATCTTCATTTTCTTTTTATCTTTCATCTTATAGCCCGGCATTTGATCACCCCCTTACGTTGTTAGTGTTATAATTATAGAAAGAAGAATTACTATAATAGCACCTGCTGATCCTAGTAACACACGTTCTAATCTATTAATTCTAAACAGAATCATTTCATACCGTTCAGCACATACAGCCTCATGCTGTAGCAACTCAGTATTAATCTCTGCTGTTGTCATACGTTTCTTATTCATCTTGCCCCAATACCGCTGCTGTTTGGTCTTCTACGACTGGCGGTTTTTCATAAAGAGGTGGTTCTTCAACAATCACACCTTCACTTACAAACTCATCACCCCGCAAAAACCTACCATCTGGCATCATAACAAGAGGTGTGCGTCTAATTTCTTTTCTATCCACTAGGTTTCTCCGGCCACTTTACATCGTTTAAATTACTGTAATCTTTTGTAATATCACGAAGAGCTTGTCTGTAAGTTACCCATTCTGTAGGTACAGTCGTATCTGCTTCAGTATGTTTTGTTACTACCCAGTCTGTTTCTGCAAGAAGTCTATCTCTTTCAACCCTTAAAAGTTCCATTCTCCAAGGGGCATCAGCAGCTCGTCTAGCATCAAAAGCTGCCTGTTCTTTAGTGGTTAAATCTTGTAGCCCTTCTCCTTCTATATAAACTTTATCAGCCATAACCTACCTCTTATATCCGTATATTTCTAAGTTTACTTCGGTTACATTACCAGATGTAAACGCAATTCGTATGGCTGTTACTTGCCCTGTTGACGCAGAAGAACCAACTTCCATACCTGTAGCACCTTGATAAAGACCATAGTTAGAATTTGAATTTGTAGAACCGCCAAATGAGAAAAATATAGTGGGGTGTCCTTCCCCTAAACCTTTAAAGTTTGTGCAATGCCAAAATCCAGAACCGTGTTTTGAAGGTAGGTTGGTTGTCATAAACTCCATATTATCAGTCGAATTTAGATTTCGCACTGTACCAAACTCGATAGCATTGGTTACGAAATACGGATTAGATTCTCCGTTATCTAGTGTGCCATTAATCTTAAACTTACCATCTAAGTTTTCGCTGCCTGAACTAGAGCTACCTTTAATATTTTGTACTATAATAAGAAACTCATTGAAGTCATCATAATCCATAGACCATTCGTAAGAACTAGCATTTGGTGTTGCGTCTATGGTTGCAAGATGCACTAGCGCTGAATCACTTTTATCAAGGGTAACAGTCTTAGACGATAAATCTAACGTACTAGCAAGTTTAGCTGCTGTTACATTAGCATCGTTTATTTTTGCTGTAGTTACAGCATCATTATCAATAGTAAAAGTAGCCCCGTTAGAACTTACAGTAATATCACCATAATCACCATCTGCTAGTGCTGATTCATCTTTTATTGCTTCAAACAATGCAGCAGTAGGTCTTAGTTCAAACCTATCACCAATAGCAAAAGCACGAGCCGTAGTATTGTCTTGCGCTCGTGTAACTGTTAGAGAATCTGTAGAACGTGCAGTAGCTTTTACAACCTCGATGTTATTACTAGTATCAACGAGAGTACCAAAAAAATAATCGCCAGAGCCAAGCGTAGGAAAACGTGCACCCTGTCCTGTGTCAAGAACAATAGTAGTATCAGAAGAACTAATACCAGCGGATATCGTGCCGAAGGCATTGTTTGTTACTTTGACTCCCATGCTCTACTCCTACTCTGGTTTAGTTGGCCACGTTACATTTGATAAAGTTCCATCGGCTGCTAATTTTGCATCAGGATTATCTTTTGGCATATCCCTTAGTTTTTGTCTGTATGTTGTCCATGCACTTTTTATATCATCTGGAACATCTGATCCTTGTGTCCAATCAGACTGTGCTAGTAGACTATCTCGCATCCTACGAACTTTTGTTAAAGCTTCTGCTGCCCATAATTCATCTGCTTTTGTCTCTAACTCAGAAAGTGTAAAAGGTTGTTTAACACTACTTTCCCAAACAAAAACCCAATCTCCGTCATCCTTTTGATGGTAATAGTAATTTCTTTTATCTTCGTCTACCTTTGCTGTATTACACAGTTCCCAAGCGGCTTCAGACATCATTTCTTTTCTTGCCATGATTAACCTACCTTCCTTATATAAACCCAGCCATTACCAGCTTGGCAACCAGCCTGCATACCACGGTTAGCTGAATTCATGCCGCCTACATATCCGGAGCCGCCTCCGCCACCTGTGTTTGTAGCCGAAGAACCGCCAGCATAACCGCCGCCTCCGCCACCGGAGTCATTACTAGAACCATTTCCGCCTGCGCCACCTGATGATGGGCTTGCTCCAGCGTTGCCGCCTGCGCCAGCTGATCCTCCAGCTGTCTGCGTACCACCTGAAGTTTCTGCACCAGAGCCTTCTGAAATCTTTTCTGGTGGCAAACCTACTTTACCACCGCCATGTCCACCACCACTCGGGGGTGAAGTAGGGGCAGTTGCATGTCGTGTTCCTTCAAGGTAACCGCCTCCGCCACCGCCAGCCACAATAATTCTGTTAGCAACGGCATCTGTGTTTAATCGAATAGCTGTACCGCCGCCACCGGATTCAGTGTTACCAGTAGATGATCCTCCACCGTCTCCGCCTTTGCCGTCACCAAAACCGCCGCCACCTTTGTTGTTTGCACCAGAAAGGGAAGCATGGAAAATAGTATCTTCCGGGCTAGTTGTTGGTGTTGTACTTGTTGCATCCTGTCCACCAATTAGTCCAGCTTGTCCTACTCGGCAGAACAAAACATCATTTGCTGAAAGTGTTACAGTTCCCCAAGAGTGTCCACCAAGTCCACCTTGATAACCACCGCCAGATGCGCCAGCGCATTTAATAAAATAATCGCCAGCATCTTTAATGGTAATCACTTGGTTACCATTCGCAGTTTGCCTCATGTTGAGGTTACTACTATTAAATATAGTTTGATTGCCATATCGCTCAGCTACACCAGTTGACGATGGGCCTGCTGGGCCTTCACCACCTGCTGAATCTAACCATATCCCAACATCAGTAAGTTCGTCAAAACTAGAACCAAATGAAAATGATCCGTCACCATCAGACAACAAAGCTTGACCTGATGTACCGTTTCCGGAAACATTTATTTTGGCTGCAGTAATACTGTCATCTGCAACGACATTATCTAAAGCAATGTGATCAGCAAGTCCTTGCGCTGTTACACGAAGTTCTATTCGATCTCCAATAGCAAAAGCTCTTGCTGTTGTGCTTTCTTGAGCACGAGTTGCTGTAAGGACATCACTAGACCTAGCTGTTACTTTAACAATCTCAAGATTGTTTGAGGAGTCAATCAATGTAGCATAAAAGTACTCACCACTCGAAAGAGATGGAAAACGAGAGCCATGCCCACTCGCCACAGTAATACTTGTGCCACTAGAAGTTAAACTAGAAGCTAGTGTGGAGTGTCCATTATTTGAGAATTTTACACCCATAATTTACTCCTTAGTTAACAGTTACAGTCCAAGTAATACCTAATGTATCGGCAGCCCCTTTGTTAATTACACTAAAGACAGTTCTACATAGTAGGTCACCACTTGATGACGCATTTAAAATTCCAGCTTCTGTGATCGCCCCTGTACCTGTACCCGCACCAAATGTTGCCACATAAGCAACTGCGTTACTAGTTACAGTAGTCGATGTAAGAGCCACTCGACCAGCTTCATTTCCTAGAGCTGCATCGCCAGCGGCTGCAGCAGTGCTGCCAGTACCGATAGCCATATGACTCATAGCTGTAGCTGATGCGTCTTTCATTCGTGACGCAATGTATTCTTTACCATCTGTAACAACAATGTTAGGTACAACCGTCTCATGTGTGTTACCGTCAGGTTTTGTAACAGTGATCTTTAATTCACCTGTTACTTTGATAGTATCATTAATCATGCCCATCTCCTTATATTATTGCGCCTGCACAAAGCGGCGTCTCATTTAAGAAATGTCCGCCTAGTTCAGGATCGTCTGTATCAGTATATATGAAATTAACTAATAGTCCAGCGTTTGTTGTATCTGTGTAAGTTATTGTATCGCTGTTAACTATACCTTCATTTAGAAGCTCAGCAGCACCTAACACCCCTGTAAAGGAACGTCTAGCTATGCTGTCATTAGCAGCTGCTGCTAGCGGAGCTGTGTTTAAAAGACTATCATTATGGCCTATAACACCATCTATATCGACTGTTCTAAATCTAAATCTGTCTTGTATAAAGATTACATTATAACGTTGTATAGCATCTAAAGACTCCCCAAAAATTCTAGACTCATTAAGCATGCCAAACTCATCGTTTAGCTGATAACTGTATTCAGGAGATGTGGTAACTCTAATTCTGTTAGTGCCTATATGATAACCTTGAACTTTACCTGTTTCTGCACCATCAGATGCAACTACAAAATCAGGATAAAGGTAACTTGATTCACCTAGTGTAAGTGTAGTGTTAATACTTTCAGTAACTGAGGCTGTATGAGAAAAAACTAACTGCGAATTAAACACAGCAGATTCTGTAGCTGAAACAGTATTTGACACAGAAATGTCAGGTTCTAACTTTATACCTTCTACTGCTGTTAAACTATCTGTAAACCCCGGTACAGTTACATCAAAAGCTGTAGACTCTGTAGGTGACGCAGTATCAGCAAGACTATTATTAGTAACAGTTTTAGCTGTAGCTTCTACAATACTAGCAGTATCGGTCAGACTTTTTGTAACACCAAAAGTATTTATTTGTTCTGAAGCTGTAACCGGATCAGGGTCTACATCAGCGTCTGACAAATCAAAATCTATATTAGAAGTAAATGCTTTTACATTAGATTGTACAGCAGACACAGAATCTGTTTTACCTGCTGGTGTAATTTCTTTAGCTGTAGATTCTGTTATTGTAACATCATCTGTTAATACGGTAGTTACATCAATACGGTTAATCTCCTCAGAAGATGTTGCTGTGTCTGAAAAAGTCTTACCAAAATGAAAACTATTAAGTTGATCACTAGCCGCAATAGAATCAGATGGAGATTTGTTAGGTGCTTTTACAATAGACTCGGAAGGTGTTACATCGTCTGCACCTGAAAAATTCTTGGATAAATCAAACGCTGCTGCTTCAGATATGGTAACTGGTGTTGCATCTACATCATCATCTGAAGGATCAAAATCTATAAAATCTGTAAATACTTTTACACGAGACTCAACTGCGGTAACTGAGTCTGATTTAGCTATTTCAATATCAAATTTATCAATAGACTCAGAAGCTGTTAAAGAATCAGATGGGTTTTTACCAATATTTAATACTGGGGCGTCAATTATTGTTACAGGTGCATTAGTTAATGGAGTTGTTTGTATTATTTCCGTGTCAACTAAAATGCTACTACCAACATCACTAAGACCAATAGTAGGTTGAGAATAAGAAACAGCTATAGATATAGAAGCAACAACTGCAACAGCAGTAGGAATAGAACTTATAGTAGAGGTTAACTTTATATTAGTTGCTGCCATTAGGAGTTGGCTCTAACTCTAAACTTTAATACATCATAAACAGTTTGAATTGAGTTATTAAAGTCTATTACAACTTCACCTTCATACTCACCCGGATCAACATCAAGCACACCTCCAGAGAAATCAAAATGTACTTTACCATCCGACCCCGTATTAGTTTTAGTAGTAGAAATAGTTGATAAAGTTGTAGTAGTACCTTTCTTTCTGAATTTTACAGAAACAGTAGTAGTTCCTGCAGAAAGGTTAACAGCACTACTTGTTACATCATCTGTAAGCGTCAAAGTTATTTGTGGTAACTCATCTCCTTTTACTAATTTTATTGTTTCGGCCATAGCTTACCTCACGCAAATTTCTGTGCTTGCACCCGCATAGATGCTTTCGCTGCACCTAAATTAGTCCTAGCTCTACGCTCGGATAACTTAAACGCAAACTGTTTAGCGTGATAAGAAGCTAATTCTCTATCGCTAAAAGTTCTATCGGGTAGCACTAAAAGATGTTGTAACGCTCCGTGCATTATAACATTCTCTAGTTCATCTAAAAATTTCTTGTCCATCTTAGTTGCTGTCCGTAAAGGCTTTAGACAAACAATCATTTTTACATCATATGTTGTACTGTTATCTGGAATAGGTGCAACAGAAAAGTTGTCAGGATCAAGCTGTGTTATATAACATGGTTCTGCTCGTTCATTAGCAGCTTGATTAGGCCATTTAGGGTATATATCATGTAGTTGTTCAATAGTAATTGGTTTCATCACCCTCCCATTTACTGTAGCAGTAAGGAACGCATGAACCTCTGCATCGTCAGGAGTATCATATTCATAGTCATGTGCACCGGGAACCAGTCTAATTGCAGGTTGCTCATAACGCCATGCTAAAGTGCGCTCACACGCTTCTATAGCAGCATCACGAACATACTGCTCTATGACAGGAGTTGGACACCCGGGCACACTAGGGGAAAGCCTGTTAACGATGTCGAGGAAGGTTCTAGTTGTATATATTGGCATTAAGCAACATCCTCCTCATCCAATCCGCCTCGCTCTGTATCAGTGATAGCTCTGCTTTGTGCAGCCACCCCTAGAGCTTGGGTAAACGAGGTTTGGAATAATTGTGCTCTATTTGAATTAAC